GAGACTCAAACCTGCTGCATATGCGGTGGGGATATCGAAAGTGTGGGAACTTGGATGCACGGACACAATGCTGAACCCGTCGTGCCGGGGGGTCGCTGTTGCGCCTTTTGTAATGCGTCGTTTGTTATTCCTCAGAGGTTCGCAGCGATTGTTCTTCCCAAATAATCCGCGCCATTAAATGTTGCTACAGCGCCAGGGAAATTTTCCCTGGCGTTTTCTTTTGTGCCGGTCTATTGTCGGAGTTGTCTTATATATAGGAGGTTAACAATGACAACGCTCGAACAATGGTTATTCAAAAATCTAACGCTCGCCGTTGAAAAATTTCAATGGGATGGTGATAAATCCTGGCACGGCTGCACTGATATGTATTGCCAGGAATGCGACCAAAATCGCTCCAAACAATTGCATCGCTTCGTTGGTGCATTGCCGACAATTCGCGACATATTGGCCGACGCCGGAATGCATGACCGGCCTGGACCGTCCCTGTCGCGCACCAAATTAATTGCGAGAATTAAAGCCGAAGCCGAAGCCGAAGCCGAAGCCGAAGCCGAAGCCGAAGCCGAAGCCGAAGCCGCAGAATATGATCGCGAGGTTGCCGCTGAGAGCGCCGCCGAAGACCCTGAGCGGGCCGTCCGTTTTTCCTCATCTTTCCCATGGAACACATGATGCTAAATTGTGTGGAAGTAAGCCGAGCAGATAAAACGTCCGGAATTGCCGTCACATATCGCGCGGGCAGCGGGCAAACGTTTGGAACGTGCCCAGACAACTGCATGTTAAAACCGGCCAATGAAACCGGCACCGTTGAAATCGACCGCGAATATGAGCGGGCCGTCCGCCGCGCCGTCCCGCGCAATGGCGTGGCGTGGCTTTACACCCATTTCAATCCCAGCAAGTGGGCCGAGCGCAACCAAGCGGGCAAAACCGTTTTTAATTATAGCGCCCCGTCTGCCCTGGCCGCGCTGGTACACTTCCGCCAGGGTATTGAAACCGTTGCACTTGTGCCGTTCGATTTTTGGGAAAAGCTCGTGCAGGGTCCGGCACCATCAAACCGCAATTTTGAAATCGACGGCGTGAGGTATGTGCGTTGCCCGGCTGAATATCTGCCGCAAGTTAATTGCGGCAATTGCGGCGGCGGCGCTGGGCCGCTATGCGCGCGCCTGGGCCGCAGCTTTATTGTAACCTTCACCGCTCATGGCGCGGCCAAGCGGCTAGCCGGTAAACTAATGAAAGCCGGAGGATGTTACGCGGCGGGCGGAAACGTTGCGCGACACTGGCGCAATTTATCTCAGCGCCCGCCGCAAATGGAAACCGACGGCGAGAAAAGCAAGCGCTTTGCTCGCGGCCTCCCGCCACGCGCATTACTCCGGCACCATGTGGCGGGCGATATTGGCGCGCCGCCCAGGTGATCGAGCGCGCCGCCGCCCTGGCCGTCGAGGTGATCGAGCGCGACTAACCGCAGCTGCGCGGCGCATATAATAAAACATAAAACGCTTCTATTCCTGGGATTTCTCTTATATTGTGGGTTCTGCCGCCGGATAATCCGGCGGTGCAACCCTATTTGTGGAGTTAATCTAATGAGTGAATTATCCCAAACGACTATAGACGCCGCCATGATCGAAGCTGCGCGTACCGGAGATGTGCTGGGCGTCGGATATTCCGCCGGTTATCAGATCGACGTTTCTCGCGGCGCGATGGATAGCGCCGTTTCCTCGCAATGGTGCAAACGCCCGGCGGACGAAACATTCGAGAGCTTATCGGCGCTCCACCATTTCACCGAGTCACGCTACCGCGCATCCGAGTCTCGCGTTGTCGATACGCGGGCGCTGGAAATTATCGGTGAAACCGATCCGGAGAATCCCTCGCGCGGATTCATTAATTTGACCGATCTCGGGACCGGTAAGACGACAACCCCCACTCACCATTCGTTCGCCCAATTGGCGCGCCTGGGTGGAGCGCCCGCCGCGTATGTTGCAAACTTGCCCGCCGGTATTGCGGCGGATTGTCTTAATTGGGGGATTAAATATGAGCGCTCGAATGATCTTGTGCAGGTGCTTGATACGGGCGAAAGCACTCGCGCTCTCACGGGCCCCGATTATGGGCGAATCTGGCACCATGAAATTGTCGACGCGATTCAGAATATGAACCGGCGCACTGGTGATCGGTTCAAAATCCCTGGAATGATCGACTGGGGTTCGCGCCACGATAACGGAACTTACACTTATGACCCGGAGGCGAAAGGAGACTCGACCTTGTTCGCAAGTGATCGCGACATGTTTGGTTTCCTATGCGACGACAGGAATCCAATTCAAATTGGCAACTTGTCCGATGGTTCGCCGGACCTCGTGTTTCGCGGTTTCTATTTTTGGAATAGCGAGGAAGGCACCCGCACGGCGGGCATTGCCGCGTTTTACCTTCGCGGCATTTGCCAGAACAGGTGCTTATGGGGAGTCGAGGGTTTCCAGGAATTCAAGATTCGCCATACGAAATTCGCGCCGGATCGGTTTGCGGATGAAGCCGCGCCCGCGCTCGAATCATTTTGCGAGGGCCGGACGTCCGATTTGCTGGCCGGAGTTGCTGCGGCCCGTGACGCTAAGGTTGCCGATAACAACGACTCAATGCTTGCGTTCCTGAATAAGCGCGCGAGTTTATCTTTGAAGCAATCGAAGGCCGCAATTGCGCGCCATGAAACCGAGGAAGGTTTCGCGCCGCGTAGCGTTTGGGATGCGGCCCAGGCTATCACGGCCCTTGCTCGCGACGTTCCGAATCAGGATTCGAGAATAACCCTCGAACAGTCGGCTGGCCGTTTGCTTGATAAGGTTGCAGCCTAACCACTTAATCCTCCCCAACTCGCCCGCCGCTCGCTCTGGGCGGCGGGCTATTTTTTGCCCATTTTCCAGGGTGCCCAGGTATCTGGGCACCTCGACTCGTCGCTCAGTGGCGCTCCCTGGCCGTTGTTTTTTGCTCGAAAGGCTCGAGTCTGTCGATTCTGCGCGGAATCGTTGTGAGCTCACCGCCCAGGCCTCGAGGGCCGGTGGCGGGAAACCGTCCCGCTGCGGGCGACCTCGAGCACCTGGGCGACCTCGACCTCGAGCACCTGGGCGACCTCGACCTCGAGCACGGCGGCGGGAATCCGTCCGGCAGCGGGCGTTGATAATGGCAGTGAATCACGGCCCAGGCCGTCCCCAGGCCGTTGTCCCTGGCGTATGGTTCGCGAACCGGTGACCTCGATCACCTGGGGCCATGCGCGCAGCGCACGGCGGCCAGCTGCGTTTCGTCGTGCCCCTATGCGTCCCTCGCATGGCCCCAGGTTATTTAGTGCGTTTCATTTTCAAAAAATGAAAACGTGCCGGTGAGCAAGTGCTTGATAAATAACAGAACAGGGGTGCGAAAATTGGGGCAAAACGTCGTTTTCGCTCGAATAACTAGCACGCTGGGCGCTCACCTGGGCGCTCACCTGGGCGCTCACCTGGGCGCTCACCTGGGCGCAATAACTGTCACCCGGCGCGCCGCTGCCGGGCGCAATAACTGTCATCGCCGGGCGCACCTGGGCGCTGCCTGGGCGCTGCCTGGGCGCTCGATCTCGGCGCGCCTGGGCGGGCTGCATGTAAAACTATCGGGCTGCATGTAAAACAATCAGTATCTGTTCGCGCTTTACTTGTGGCCGGCCACGTTTTGACTTAGTGCCAGGCGCGACGATTACTGGCGCTATACTTGCGCTATATTTATATTCCTCCCGCTGCCTGGGCGCTGCCTGGGCGCTGCCTGGGCGCTGCCTGGGCGCGGCCTGGGCGCGCCTGGGCGGGCTGCGCGGCCCATGGCCCGCGATTCCGGGTCCCGGATTGAACCTTCTAACCATCCCGAATTAGTCAACAATATCAATGGGTTACGCCGCCCAGGCCCCCCGCCCCCCGCCGAGGTTGCTCCGGCCTTGTTTTTCTCAAATAATCCTGTGAAAATCCCTACGGAGTAACTATTATTTTTAGGGGTGGATTTTTAATGTTTCACGTGAAACATTTACGCAGTTTTCTCCGATAAATAACACAGGAACCCTGTAAAAATGCTGCAAGTGGAAACTCCTGCTATCACAGAAAGAAGGCTCAAGTTAGAGCTTCGTCTGGCGCAGATCCAAGATATGAAATCATGCCGTGAAAATTTCTTGCATTACGTGAAAAAGATGTGGCCTGATTTTATTGGAGGGGCCCATCACACCATGATTGCAAAAAAGTTTGAGGATATTGCAACAGGGAAGAACAAGAGGCTCATCATTAACATGCCACCCAGACACACAAAGTCTGAGTTCGCGAGCTATCTATTCCCGTCTTGGATCATTGGCCGTGATCCGAAGACCAAGATAATTCAAACCACCCATACCGCCGAGTTAGCCGTCAACTTTGGCCGTAAGGTTCGTAACCTTTTGGACACGGATATTTACAACAACGTTTTTGAGGGCGTGAAACTTCAAGCGGACAGCAAGGCTGCGGGTCGGTGGTCCACGAACCATGGAGGCGAGTATTTTGCAGCGGGTGTCGGCGGTGCGATTACGGGTCGCGGTGCTGATTTGCTCATTATTGACGATCCGCATTCAGAGCAGGATGCGCTATCTGAGACGACGATGGAACATGCGTATGAGTGGTATACGTCGGGTCCCCGGCAGAGGCTCCAGCCGGGTGGTGCCATTGTTATTGTAATGACGCGGTGGTCCTTGAAGGATTTGACCGCAAAAGTTTTGAAGGCACAGGGTTACGCGGACCATGCGGACCAGTGGGAGGTTGTTGAGTTTCCGGCAATCATGCCTTCGGGCAAGCCCTGCTGGCCTGAATATTGGAAAAAGGAGGAACTACAGGGGGTAGAGGCTTCTTTATCTGTTCCCAAGTGGAACGCGCAGTGGCAGCAGAACCCCACTTCGGAAGAAGGTGC